AATACTTAACTTGACCGAACACATCTTCATAGTTAACCTTCGCTTCATAAGCCATAGTCAGTAGAAGTTCAAGTAACTTCATCTTGTCTTCCAGACGGTCAACAAGTTCAACGTCAACAATGTTGTATTCTAAGAAAGACTGATAATCTTTTGTATACCAATCTTGGAAAGTCTCGTATGGATTCTCATTCTTTTGTTGACCAAGTTCTACAAATGCAATATGATTAAGTGCATAACTCTCTTGGTTTGTGTAAGTAAACTTACGATATAGTTGTAGGTAGTCAAGATTTGCAACACCAGTGATATCATATACTTGTTGTTCACGACCATGATTGTAAACCTTACGAGAACTAATCAACCCCCAAGGAGAGAACTCTTTCGCTCTGTCCTCACCAAGAATCTTGGTAACACGATTGATAAGGTAAGGAATATCAAAGAACTCAGTATTCCAACCAGTGACAACATCTGGGTAGTGTTGTGTCCAGAAGTTCATGAACTTTGCAAGTAGTTCATTCTCATTAGAACAATTGATGTAGGTTACGTCATCTCTATCGTTCTTGAACTCACCCAAACCCCAGACAATAATCTTCTTAGTTGTTTGATTTTTGATAGTGATTGCAAGCATCTCTTCTTCTGCCTTCTCTGGTTCTGGAAAACCATTGTCGGCTCTTGTCTCAATATCAATTGTAACTGTTAGGATTTTGTCACTATCCCAATTAACTGTATTAGGATATGTGTCTGAAAGATATGTGTATGCAAACCTATCCAAACCAAATACTAGATGTGGTTGTTGTTTGTATTGTTCTATGAACGCTTTCGCTTCTTTGATTGTGTCAAACTTATACGGTGTTGCATACTTACCGTCAAGTGTCTTCCATTCAGTTTCTTTCTTAACTGGAACGTACAAAGTCGGAGAGTATTTAACCTTACGATTAACTCTCTCACCATTTCTGTATTCACGAACTAAGATATGATTACCCCAAGGGGCAACATTTGTATAGAAATTCATAATATAGTTATACCACCTTTGTGGTTAAAAGTCAAGTCCAATTATCACGATTCATAAATTTTACTAAAACATCTTTAAGTATACTTCCACTATGAACCGAATCATATCCAACATGACCAGGCTGTGAATTTATCTCTAAAACATATGGTGGAACTTTTTCTCTATCCTCAGATACAATTAAGTCTACACCAATCCATTTACCACCGATTGAACTATCTACTTTTAAACAAGTCTCTTTTTCTAATTCTGTTAATTGAAATTTTTCTGGTTTAGACCCTTGGTGAACATTACTTCTAAAATCACCATCTGCGAGTGGTCTTTTCATTGCACCCATTATTTCACCAGCAACCATAATAACACGAATATCAAATTCAATTGGAATAAATTGTTGTAATAACATTCCTCTTTCAGAACCCAACTTGTTAATAATTTGTGCAGACGATAATAGTTGAGCTTCATCTTTTATTTTAAGAACACCAACTCCACCAGTTCCTAGTATTGTTTTAAGAACAACTGGGAACTTACCACCAATACGTTTATGAATATCTTCTAACTTATCTAAGTCATTCACTAAAACTGTAAACGGCTGTTTGATATAGTCTTGTTCTAATTTTAAATAAGTATGATACTTATCCCAACAAATATTATGAACCGACATAGGGTTAATAACTTTAACACCATTAATAGTAAGTTCACGATAGAAGTTTTGCCAACTTGGAAAATCATTTGATTTAGACCTATTGAATACTATAGTATTATCATCTACCTCAAATTCATTATCTTCTTTATCACATATAAAAAGTTTGTTATCTTTTTTAAGAATATATGCTTCTTCTATTTTCGCTTTGAATCCAGTTAATCCTAATTCTTTACCAAATGATAACATCTTGTCAGCAAGTGGGTCAGTTTCTTCTTTTGAGTCATCACCAACATTACTAGGGTCATTGTAAATTACAACAAAACGATAAGGTTTGTCTGGAGATTGTTCTTGGAGATATTGTTTCAAAGATATTAAACCAACATCTGTGTCCATCTCCATTTGAGAAAATTCCCCCAACATAACTTTAATCCTTAAATTCTGAAATATACTTGTTAATCATTTCTAATCTATCATCTGCGGCTGCAAGTTTGTCTAACTCTGCAATCACAGCTTCAGTGACATCTGAATGTTCACCAATACCAGCAGGCATAGTCTGATAGACTTTAATATTCGCTAAATGCACTGCAATCTCACCCTCTGATTGTTTTCTTGCAGCTTCAATAATATGTTCACCAACTTTCATTCTATCCTTCTTTCTTTTTACCAATATTATATTTGGTTTCTAACGACCATTCGTTTTTCTCTTTGAAACTAATGACCTTAATTTGTGATAATGGTGCAGCTTCTACTTTAGTTGCACCCACTACATTTATCAATCCCCAGTCTGATAATAGATTAGCGATTGTATTCCTTCTTGCGATATCGTTTTCTGAGATATTTGTGTCCTTACCATCAAGAGCAAATAACTCCTTAAAATGAACAATGTAGTATTTACCTTGTTTATGTAGGATATGGCAGGACTGGAATAGAGTTTTGTTTTTTCTTGACGCAACACCAATGCGAGAAAGTGTTTCACGAACTTTGAGAAAATCGTCTGGTTCTTTTAAACCCACCTCAAGCATCTGGTCTGGTTTCCATAAACTATCATTCATTTTTTCCACCTTTTTTCAATTTTGTTTTTATATAGGCGATTTGTTCATCATTTAGTATGTTCAATGCAGACCTTGCTTTTTCATTATTATAACCAAAGTATTCTTTAATACATTCTAAATTTTTTGTCTTACTCGCCTTCATCCAAGGAGCATATCTATTCTGCTTCCTTAGACTATTTAGTAAAAAATCATATTGTAGTTTTGTATCAAGATGATGGTGGAAGTTCATCTCGTTTACCAACATGATTGTGTCATTAAATGGTGCAAGACACTTGTTCATGATAAATGGTGAATACTTCTTTTCATAAAGAGGGTCATCACCATCCATCAAGTTATGTTTGGTTTTATTGATTGAGTTTAGGTATTCTTTAAGTTCATATGCCATTTACTTAAACTTCACTTGAGACATAAGTTCTGTCATACACGCAAGAAGATTTATCTCTTGGTCTGCAACAAAGGCGGATTTATAAGAATAATCAGCAAGTATAACAACAGCGTGGGGAATAGTAGAAGGCACCAAACTATCATAAAGGGAATCGTAAATCCTACGATAAATACGGCTTGGGTCATTATCAAGATTGTTGACAATCCATCTACGAACATTGGTAAACTCTTTACTTTTAAGAAATGTAAGAAGTTCTTTGATTGAGTCTTCAGATAAGTTAACCAGTATTCCAGCATCTATTTTCCCACTTGCACTATATCGTTGCAACTCATTAAGAACTCTTCTCCAATCTGGGAAGAACTTTTGAATAAGTGATGCAACTACTTTTTTATCATAGTATATCTGTTCATTATTTAGGATTACTTCCAACCTATTCATAAAGTCCATTGCAAGTTGTGGTTTCTCTTCATTAGGAATACGAAACTCAATACTTGAGCAACGACTATGCAAAGGTTCAATGATACGGTTCTTGAAGTTACAAGTCAGAATAAATCCACAGTTCTTACTGAACTCTTCAATAAATCCACGCAACGCTGGTTGTGTAGATTGTGGATTAAGATAGTCCGCTTCATCAAGAATAACGTATTTACGGTTACCATCCATAGAGACAGTACTCGCAAAGTTCTTGATTTTGTTTCTGAGAACATCAATACCAGATTCTTCAGAACCGTTAATCATCATGTAAGTACAACCAAGTTCCTCTAACATCGCCTTTGCAACAGTTGTTTTACCACAACCAGCAGAACCAGACAATAATAGATTAGGACAGTTTTGATTGTCTACGAATTGTTGAAATGTTTGTTTCAACTCAAACGGAAGTATTGCGTCCTTAATCGTTTGTGGACGATACTTCTCTACCCATAATATTTCATTCATAAACTAATCCTCAAGCAGTTTCTAGTGCAATAAAGT